TCTTTCCCTACACGACGCTCTTCCGATCTAGACGTTCGTACACGTTCGAACAGCCCCGCGAGACCGCTTACGGCCAACGAGCAGCTGGGGACAGAAGTACACGTTCCGCGTCTCTGTGTGCTGCTCGATGGTCTGCAGCATCAGGTTCAGCTGCAGGGGCCACTCGAAGAAGAATTCCTTGAAGTCGCCTGTCGGTGTGAGTGTGGCAATACAGACGTTCCCCGACGCGCGCGGCCCGAATAGAAGCCGGAAGAATGTCTCAACAGGTTGCACATTGTTTCCTCAGCGGACGGAGGTGGGGCGGCCGGACTTGAACCGGAGCTCCTAGGAAGCGACTCTGCAGCACGTCCTGATCCGTCGCGGTCGCGTACCCGCGTAGCAGTCAGGCTATACCACTGGCGCCCCACCGTCAGTGGATCACGGCATCAGGGAGCTCTTGCCGGAGCCCGCCGTTGCACCCCCCGTCGCGGTGGTGACCTTCGACGCGTCGAACCTCATGAACGACTTGATCTCGTTCCTGGCGTCGTACTCCTTGTCGCCCACGGTGCGCTTGCCCTGCTGGACGACGGCGACGATGAAGTCCGTGTTGATGATCTCCTCGAGCGACGGGATGATCATCTCGCCGGCGGTGACGCTGATGCCCATCCCCTTCATGATCTGGGTGATGGTGTACAGCGCACCCTCGAAGAGCATGGCGTTCGTGAAGAGCTTCCGCCCCGCGTGCGGGCCGGCCTGGATGGTGCACTCGAGGTTGTAGTACGGCTTGCCCGGGTTCTTGCTGTCGGGGCCGCACTCCTCGATCGAGCCGTCCGTCACCTTCACGTGGTAGTTGCCGCGCGGCATCAGGTCGGCACCACGTCCTTCGGACGAGGCCTCCTTCTCGGAGAAGTTGACCCTGAAGCCGTCGCTCACACTGTCGGTCATGTGTTTCAGCTTTCGTTCGAGTTGAGGATTTCAGTTTTCTGGGTTGGGACGGTGTACTTCATGATCTCCGCCATGGTTGGGAACTCCAACACAGGGGGGAGCTTTCCGGTCCTGTCCTTGGCCACGTACTCGTCAGTGGCTGCCGACAGGATGATCCGCTTCACCTCGTCGTCGATCGTCTTCATGTACATGTAGACGACGATGTCGAGGAAGGCGGCGACCTCACCAGCGAGCTTGCCGGAGAGGTAGGGCATGCGTTCGATGACGCCGGTCCTGGGGTTCTTCTCCTCCTTGACCAGCGCCGTGAAGATCACGTTCATGTCGAGGTCACGGAAGGCACGAACGAACTTGCGGATCTGTTCGATGTTCTTGCCCCACGCACGCATGTCCGGAACGTCGGGGTCCTGGCTCTCGCCCTTCTCCTCCCGCTCCATGATGCGCTTGGCCATGACGGCCGACATGTTGAACTTCTGCGCCTCCGTCAGGGAGTCGATGATGGCGGTGTTGTAGTCGTGGTTGCCGGCGACCAGGAACTCGTAGAGGTCCGCGATCTCGTTCCAGTTCTTGACACGGACGACGTCGCAGTCCGGGTAGCTGTGGCCGAGGGTCATCGTTCCGCCCTCGACGTCCACGACGAGCACCTTGCGCATGGAGGGGACGGCGTCGGCGGAGCCAGCCAGTTGCGTCTTGCCCACACCGGACTTGCCGTAGATGAGCATGTTGACGTGCTCACGGGCCTCGACGGCCTTCCGCACAGGCAGGCCTGCGACGAAGCCGGGTCGGATCAGTTCGTTGGTCACAGAATACCTACCTGTCGTTGTAATCTCTCCAGCTCGTCTGGCGAGAGTGGATCACGACCTTCGTACATGTAGCACGTGCCACACCGCGTACGAGTGGTAGCACTCATGGCGAATGGTCGTAGTGCTTTCCGAAGGACCCTACTTGTCTTGTTCCACATGCGTCGAGGGAACATCATGCGTCCGCACCCGTTACATACAGGCAGGCGTCGACCGATCACACGTTCTACCAGTGCCTGCTGCGCCTCACGGAACTGTACCTCCAGCGCGTTCAGTTCCGTGACGAGGACAGGTAGACTCTGATTGAGTCGCTCACTGTCGTACCTTTTGGCGGCACGTACACCTGTGCTGAGGGTCATGACTTCTTCCCCTTCACATAGATGCGATTGCGTCCGCGTCGGTAGATCGACGTGTAGCAGGAGTGACAGAGTCCCTTGGCGGCATGCTTCACGACGCTGGGCATGTCGCGTCGAAACGATCCGAGGTTCTCCCACTGCCTTGCCGTGAGCATGACACGGCCGCACTCCTTGTTGCTGCACCGTACCACCTCCTTGACACGAAAGAACTCTTTGACGAGGTATACCATCTCCTCGTCGAACGCTTCGATGGCCTTGCTGACCGCTTCGCGAAAGCCTTTGAAGTCGTAGTCGTCAGGCTTCCGCATGCTTGACGACCATCACGCCAGCGTTGGGACCTTCGAGTTGAAGGGGCTCGACAGTGAGTGCCTGCCTCACCTTGAGAACCTGCTCCAGCTTCTGCAGCAGTGGTCTCTGGGCGAGCCACTCGAGGGCGTCCGACTCGATCTGCACCGGGCCGGCGTTCCACTCGACGTCGAGAGCGATGGCTGCACGTTCCTCAGCCCACCTGTGACGACGGTAGATGTTCTTCGCACGACGTCCGAGGAAGCGGATGACGTTCTCGATGTGAGACGTTTCCATCTCCTCGATCACGTACGGGAAACCATCCTCGCCGTACCACATCTTGTCCTGTTCCAGCGTCTGTAGTAACCCCATCAGTCTTCCTCCTCCACTGTCTTGTCGAAGGTGCACATGACGAACCTGAGTTCTTGTCCGTCACGTCGCTTGACCATACGCTCAGCGACGTGCTCGAGGATCTCGACGTACGTATCGCTGGGCGAACCACTGAAGCGTTCGACCTTAACGACACTGCCGACACGAAGTACTTCTTCCCAGCCGAAGACGTGCCACTTGCCACCAGCTAGGGGCCAGGTGACGAACTGACCTTCCAGGACGTACTTGAACTTGTTGGGCGGGATCTGATCCATCACTCGCCGCCCTTCGAGTCGGTGGAGGCAGGCTTGTCTTCCCAGTAGTGGTAGCGCCGCTTCTCGAACATCGTCTCGAGGGCGTACGTGTGGTCGCCGCCGGAGCTCTTCTCCAGGCACGGCTGACGGAAGGCGCAGTTGCTACAGTTGAACCGTCCGGCGTTCGGGTAGATGCGGAGGTTCGGATCGATGATGTCCTGCGCCTCGTCGTAGATCGTCTCCAGGGCGATCTGCATCTGCTGCGGTGTACGGAACTCCTTGTAGCAGTGGTGGAACTCGCCGCCCTCGGCCTTCAGGTACTCGATGTACTCCGTGTACAGGCCCTCGTCGTAGGCCTCCGGGTCGAGCTCCTTGACGGTGCGCTCGTAGACCTCAGCCTGATAGGGCTGCTGCTTGGAGGTACTGAACAGCCGACCCCTGTACCGGCGCTGCAGTGGCTCGGGCTCCGTCGGTGTGGCCTTCTTCTGTTCGAAGTAGATGAAGCCTTCGACCTGGATGCCGATCTTCCAGAGCGCTGCACAGTACGAGAGGATCTGGTCGTCGAGTGCGAGGAACTCTTCGCGGTCTTGTTCTGCAGCCAGACGTGCCGCAGTCTTCCAGTCGACGATCCAGATACGTCCCTGCGGGTCGATGAAGATGGCGTCGATGCGCCCACCGTACGTGACAGGCAGACCCTTCCAGGTGTCGTAGTCGAGCAGGCCATGCTCGTTGACTGCGATGCTGGTCTTCGTGTAGTCACCGGGATGAGTCTTGATGTACGCGAGGAAACGATCCCAGCACACGTGACACTTGCACCAGAGCTGCCCCTGAGGACCGTCATCGACGGGGATCTCGAAGGGGATCTCGACCTTGAAGGGTCGGAGGTGGTGGAGTGCCTTGTCCTGCGAAGCGGTCTCATGGAAGTACGTGAGCATTCGCTCGCCGAGATCCTTGCGCTCGTTGTAGTCCTCGACGACCTCGTCAGGAACGTCCGCACCTTCGCCGAGCGTTGCCACGTAGGCATCGTACTGCTTCTGGCACTGGATGCGGAAGGTCTGGATGGCGAGATTCAGAACGACGTCGCGGGGCTTGT